TGTAACAGTACAAGCGCCAGAAATAAAAGCACTCGGACAACTTCAAAATGTCCGTAGTGATTACCTTAAAGAAACTGCACCATATCGTGAAACACTAGATAAGGTAGATACAGCACTTAGTATTGCAGGGCAAGCAGGTAATAATGCTTTTGCAACTAAAGTGTTGCCAAACGTGCTGGCTGATATTTATGGTGGGTCACAAAAAGCACAGGCAGAGATTACACGCCTTCAAACAATGGGTACTATCACAGACAGGGTAGCTCAGCGTGCTTTAGGTTTCCTTTCTGGAACAACTACAGATGTTCAGGTGGGGGAGATACTTCCTGTATTGAAAGCAGCTAAGAAACTTCAAGAGGGTAGAATCAAGCAGAAAGAGGGGCAATATCGTAAACGCTCTGATGTTCGGCCAGAGGATATGGATTTTATTACAGCCAGTGAAGGGCAGCAAGCACAGAAAGAACCAATGCCTGATCAACTGAGGTTAGGTAACACTACATATCCTGTTACAAAAAATAACTTGCTTGATACTATTCTTAGGAGCAATATAAGCAGGGAAGAAAAAATGCAGATGGCTAAATTGGCTAAAGATAATGGATGGGTTGATTAATGGCACAAACTTATGATGAATTTCTAAGGGAATTAGATGCCGCCCCAAAAGGTGTAATGGCATCTATAGAAAGGCCACCAGAGCCACAACAAGCGACGGCTGCCCCTAGGGCTACTGGTGTTTCTGAGTATTATGCTAATAGAGCCATTCGATCTGCTCTTGGAGAAGGTACAACTTCTTTGTTAGGTATGGTGTTACCAAAAAGTATTGGTGAGCCTCTGCAAACTGGTGTTAGATCAGCTATGAGCAGCCTTGGTTTTCCTGAAATGGCTCCACCTGGAGAAGGTAGCCTTGGCCGCTCCCAAAGACAATTTGGGAATATTGTGGCTGGTATAACTGATCCTATGACACTTGCACCTATTGGTAAAGCAGGTACAATGCTTCGTATGGCAGAGGGAGGTCTTGGTGCAACGGGTGCAGAGGCTGTTGGTTCATTAGGTCAAGCCATCGGAGGGCAAACAGGGCAAGTTGTTGGAGGTCTTGTTGGCGGCGCTTTAGGTGGTACTGTGCCACAGAAGATTGGTGTAGCTAAAGATGTTGTCCAGGGGGGTGTAGGAAGAATTAAATCTGCTATTAAACAAGGACAAACTGGGGAAGTTCCACAAGCCGCAAAAGAGGCGGTAGAGAAGGTTGCCAGTGGCTATGTAACAAATATCATGAAAGCAGCACAAGCTGCTGACCCTAATTTCCTTGGTAAAATACAACAAAGTATGAATGAGGCAGGGCAAGCCGGTGTTAATATGCCTATTCTTAACCTTGTCAGTAATCCTATTGTAAAACAGGAAGTAGAAAATCTTTTATCAAGATACCCATCATTCCGTGCTAATTATGAAAAGATGTGGAACGATGCTAAAGCTCTTGTAGAGAAAAAGGCATCAATGGAATATGGTACACCTCAAACAGCAGCCCGAGTAAAAGCTATTGGGGATATTACATCTGCTCAAAAGAAAGTTGCTAGGAAATTATCTACTTTTGATTCCTCCATTGCTAAAATAAGTGATGCTTATAATGTTTCGCCAGACAACCAGAAATTAGGTGCAAGACTTAATTCGTTAATAGATGCTAAAGAAAAAACTGCAATGGAACAAGCCGCACCAGCATATAATGATGCTTTTAAATATGCAGAAGATAATGCACTAAAAATGCCTAATATAGAGGTAGAAAAGCTATATACTTATGTAAAAGATGAAAAATATGCAGATATTTTCAAAACATTCCCCGCTCTATATAGGAAAGTTGAAAATGTTTTTAAACCTGTTGTTGGTGAAGGTTTAGATTTTAACCCACAGACTTTTGAGATAACTAGAAAGACTACGCAAGAATTTGGTGCAAAAGAGATACAAGATTTAGACTCTCTGAAAAGAGAGTTGAATAAGGTTATTAGAACTACAAAGGATGAAAACAATCTGCGTATCCTTACGGACTTTAAACAACAAGTGCAGGGTTCTATAGATGCTGTTGATCCTGTGTTTGCAGAGAAATATAAAGCTGCTGATGCACAATACAGGGCAACCGTAGGTATTCCATTCAACTCTGAAACAGCTAAGATGATTGATCGTGCTAAGTTCGATGAAAACATTGTGCCATTAATTACTAGAAACAAATCTATGTTACAAGAAATGCTACAGGCTACAGGTAAGGATGGCTTACCTATTGCAGAAGCAGCATTTATGTCAGATTTTGGAAAATATGCAGTTGTTAATGGTGTTCTTAATACTACTAAAGCTAATAAGTGGTTGAAAGACAATGCAACTGAAATATCGCTTGTCCCTGGCCTTAAAGATAAGATTATGGATAGTAGAAATGCTATAGCTAATATTGAAGCATCTAAAGCCGCACTAAATGCCAATTTTGCAAGGGCTAAAGCCGCTGATATTCTAGGTAAAGAGGGTATGACTGTAAAGCAAATTGTAGACAAATCTACAAGTGATCCAGCTTTCCTGACTGCTTTTATGAATAAGCATGGTAAGAATACAGAGACATTAAGTGCTATTAGGTCATTTGCACTAGACGATTTGTTATCTTATAAAAACCCTATGGATGCACTTGATGACAAGGTTAAGGGTGCGTTTTATAATAGAGTATTTGAAGGGCGTCTTGATCGTGTAAAACAGCTTGCCAATGTGTCTAGGATGTTAGGGGAGTTCTCACCAGATGATATTGGTATGGTGATTAAAAATTCTGTACCTAAAGATGCTTTAGAGAAAGCTACATCATTACCCGCTAATACAGCTTTCTCTGTTATACGTGACCGAATTATGTCACCAATACAGAAAGTGTTTGTATTAACAAACAAGGCAATGACTGGTCTATCTGCTAGACGGCAAGATGAATTACTGCAAGAAATATTGATTGATCCTAAAAAAGTTGAGCAATTAGCAAAAGCCTCTCAGAAAATTGTTGATGGAGATATGCTTACAGCAGACGAGGCAAAAGGGTTCCTTGTAAATATGCTTAGACTTGCTGAAAAATATGTCGTACCGGGTGAGGGCGCTGTTCGTGGTGCTGTTGTTGGTGCAGAGGGGCAATCTGTACAATCTATACAGCAAGAAAAGCAAGTAGAAACTTATGATGAATTTATGAGTAAACTAAATGAAACTAACCCTAAACCGTAAATGGTTCACAGATAAATCTACTATAGGTATTCTCTATGTAGATGATAAATTCTTTTGCTATACCTTGGAGGATGTGGTAAGGCCAGCAGGTGAGAAGGTTTATGGTAAGACAGCAATCCCATGGGGAACATACAAGGTTGCTCTAACCTTCTCTAATAGGTTTGAAACAGAGTTGCCCCTGTTGATTGCTGTTCCATATTTTGTTGGTGTAAGAATACATGCCGGGAATACAGCAGGAGATACAGAAGGGTGTATTCTTGTAGGCGATAGCCATACAAAAGACTTTGTAGGGACAAGTAGGGCAGCTTTAGGTAGGCTTATGGGTTTGCTTAAAGAAGCAAGAAACAGAGAAGAAGAAGTTACAATAACAATTGCAGCAGAGGCTACAACACCTTAATATAGTTTAAACGCATTAAAACAGCCCTACAGTGCATCAGTACATATAAAGGTACATTACCCTACCTTGAATACAAATGGATGCCTTGTAGGGCTTTCTATTACATTTTCATAGCTTCCTCATAATCCTTGATATTATCCCCAAATGCTTCAAGGAAGCTTGCATAGGTGATTACAAAACCTTGAGCATGTAGGAATTGAAAGAAAAGTTCAATTTGTTCAGGCCAGGCATCACCGATGTTATAATCCTCAATATCTACTCTCTGACCCCCATTCTGGTCAATTGCTCGCAGCTTAATTGTTTTCATTTCTTCTCCTTCCAGATAATTGAAGCAATCTTCTCTAGGCCACGGCTTCCATAATAGAAACCAAAGACCATAAGCAGGAGTGCCTTGAACAAGTCAATGTATTCCTTCCCTACATGAAAAGACCATGTATACCATTGCAGATTGCCATCAGTGAGTGCTAGAACGGTTACAACAAGAAGGAGATAGAGAAGGCTCAAAGGTCTCACCTTCTTTGATAACACATCATCACTTGTCATATCCGCTTTAAGGCGCTCTGTAAGTTCCTTCTCCAAGGCAACTTCAGTGTTATCAGCTAATTCCGCCGCATCCTGCTTTGCCTTCAACTGGATAGCCACCAACTCGTTCTGTAGCTGCAATCTTTCCTGATCTGATGTGACAATAGAATCAATAGCTTTGCCAGTGCTATCAATGATTTTATCTACCCCGCCGCTAATCAGTGTGGTGAGCCAATTCATTGCCATCACCCTTCTCCTTACATTTATCTAGGTAGTCTTCAAGTTTATCTACATCAGCTTCCAGTTGTTCCTCTTTAGTTTTCTTGAAGATTGAATCATATCCCTTATCATATGCTTCTGTGTTTACTTTGCTGATAAGGCGATCACCTGTAATATCATTTTTACTCATAAATGCGTTTCCATATACAAAAGAATAGACTTAAGCTCTTCAACAGTTGCAGTACCTTTTAGTGTATTGGCTCTCTTACTAATCACCCTAATGTTATCCTTTACATATCCTTTAGAATTATCAACCCTATCAAGAGACGGACTGTAATCACCCTTTTCTGTAAATCTTGTATGAAGTATCGGGCATGATTCAGGTATTAATATATCATCTTCTTTTAGATTAAATTCTCTACCATTTATTTCAGCCCTATACTTAGCACCACTTAGAAGTCTGCTTTCTTTTGTTGATCTTGCATAATTTGCTTTACTAATTGGTTTTCTACACTCTTTACAGACTGTATTGTACCCGTTCAAACATTGTTTGTGCTTATGAAAACTAGAAAAAGGTTTCCAAACTAAACATTTTCTACACATCCTCTCTGTATCGTTTATAAAAGTATCCCATATACGCATAATACACTTCCAATATTAATATACTTCACATATTATACAGTATATGAGAACTTTTGTCAATTATATTTCACACCCGCCACCCGCACTACAGGCAAGCGTCTGAGCCCCTTCTGTATTATCATCCGACTCCACAAACATACTCCAATCAACATTCTTTGGCATCATGCGAAGCATAGCTTCATACTCCTCTTTTGTACAATCTGTATAAGGTGCTTGCCTGTATGTGTGTCCACTAAAAGGTAGAAAGCTTACTCCAGAGACCTCATCAAAATGTTTCCACACCCATGCACCTACTTCGGGCCATTCTTCATCCTTAACACTAATTGTAACAGAAGGCTTGTGATGACACCAGTGCCGTTGATAAATTAACCATAATTCAAGTTGCTCAATTGCTGTCTTATCAGTACGACATACAGCACCTTCTGGTGCCTCCATAGGAAATGCGAAAACATAGGTGCTATCCGGCTTCATTACATCATCTTCTGCATGATACCCATTATCAAGTAGATATTTGCATAGAGGGTCTTTCTTATCCATGCGAATACGCCTGATATAATATGGGCTATGCCTTGCATGAATGCCGCTAGCACTATCCACAAGCTGACTAACAGTACCAGAAGGCTTAACAGCGCAAATTGCAGCACTTGCATTAACACCAAGCTTATCCGCCCATTCTTTATTAACCAATTCTGCATGATCCCGCAAAGCCTCTAATGTGCCAGTAAGACCTGGAAGCTGTCCTGACATTAATTTATTATCCATAATACCTGTCAGACTAACACCGAGCAATCTTTCTTCTTCAGTATTCTTTTTCCAATCTTCTGACAAGAATTGAAAATCTGAAAGAGTAGATTGAATCGTACCAAGGATTGTTGCTAATTCAACTTTACGTTTCAAGGATTCAAGTGTATCATCACTTCGTACAACTACCTCCGCCAAGTTGCAGAATTGTTTATCCCTAAGCAGGATTTCGCTGCAAGGATTACAACCATAATCTAACGTAGCACTACGCTTACCCCATTTGCTTGCCTGCTTCTGTGCTGCCACTCGATTGAAGATACCGCGCTCACCGCTCTTGCTTTTAACTAATGCAAGCCACTCATACAAGAATGTCTCAGCATCTGGTTTCTCTGTATATGCAATAGAGTTATTAGCCAATGCCCTTTGTGGATTATCCTCCCACCAAGCACCCATTTTAGCCTCTTGCATACGGCGGTCAGTGAGGTTAGATAAACTAATCAAAGCACTCCTACGGACACCTCCCACAACTACAACTTCCCCAATGACACACATAAGGTCATGCACTTCAAGACTATTCAGCTTTCTTCCTGCTGCCTTTTTAAGCGTTTCAATGGCAAAATCAAACAGCTTTTGCAATGGGGCAGGGCCGCTGGCACGTCCACCAAAAGTTTTGAGTCTAGCTCCTGCTGGTCTGACTTTTGAGTAGTCAATGGATGGTATATCACCTTCCCACAAAGCTGACAGAAGCTTCTTAAACGCCTTTGCCCACCCCAATTTACTATCTTGCACCACAATAACATCATCTACACTCCTGAATTTTCCAGGCACACTAGGTAGTTTTGCAATCTCCTGGCGTTCACATGAGAACCCAACACCTGTACCATTCATGAGAATGTATAGGGCTTCACTAAAAGCCCTCTTAGTGTTTACAGCGAGATAAGCACAATTGTAAGCTGCAATATTATCCCTGTCACAAGCCTCCCCTGCTGTCATAAGGGCGCGCATACTTGGTACAAGTTCTAGGTTTAGAATAGCTTGTTTAATAGTGTTATTAAGGATATCACTGGCTTCTGGAGCCTTCTTACTGTAATAATCAATAAGCCTACCTACTGTTTCCTCCCATGTCTCCCTTCGATTTTCTTCTGGCAGAAACCTGGAATACCGGCTACGATGAATAATACTTTGATACGTTGATGGTAGCTCCATACTACTCCCAAAAATAGTTATATTTATTGTAATAATGGTTGTTAATAATGTTAATCATCGCATTTGTTGGTGCCATATTCCACAGGTTCAGAGGTGGAAATGTGTAATTAGGCCATGTCATTCTTCAATCTCCACAGGGTAGGCTTTACCACAAATCCGGCCATCTGTATGAAGAGTGCCATATATGTTTGCTGCCCCCTCGCTTGAATAAGAGTAACAGGTGCCATCTTGGTAAAAATTAACCCACACTGTGCGTTTCTTTGGTTTCATAAAAAGTTCATGAGACGACATATTTAGAAGCTCGCCACACTTCTCTACAAGAAGTATGCCATTTTTCCTTACACCAACAAAGAATACCTCTTTTCCATCTGCTGTGCAAATAGGACTACCCTCCTTAGCTTCTTCCAAATTAAACGATTTCATATTTACCTCGTAGATATTCAAGACTAATCGCGTGAGGATAATAGAAGCCATCATCCACTTCGTACTTCATCCATATTTGCCTATGCTGCTTGTTGCTTTGTGCATTTAAGTATGATTCCTCGTGTTGATAATATATGCCAGCAAACAATCCAATGATAGGTTTACCATCACCCCTACGCTGTGATAGGTCAATCTCTGTACTCTGGACATGCCCCATGGTGCATGACATATGCTTTTTAGTAACAAGCATCCTTGCACTACCTACTGGCCTGCCCATAACACCTGTTACAAAATAATGAGAGTACAGAATACCATCAATATTTATAACCTCAAGGAAGGGTATTACCTCCCACCCATACGCCTCATAATCCAAATCATCAATTGATATAAGCCCATCAAGTTTCCTATCATTGTTGATTGCTGTTGTAATACGTGCTTCATGGTTGCCTAGTGTAAGAACAAGTCGGGGTTTCCATATCTTCTGCTTATTTGTACGCAATCTTGCCTGTTCTTCTAAGATAGGTGCCATGAAAGCATACATACCTTCTTTAGCCGCTTCAATATCTGCTAGGTATGTCCTACCTTCAAATACTTTCTTACCTACATCATAGCTGCTTAAACTCTCCATGTCTGCAAAGTCGCCAAGTATTATAATAGTATCTGGTTTCTTTTCTGCTGCATACCTGCCTGCCCACGTTAAATGGCTAAGATCAAGACCTGGTTTTATTTGGCAATCTGGTATGACCATATGAGTTGTCATTAAAAATCCTTCTCGTTCAATACCCATTTTGCAAAAGCAAGCAATTGGTCGTGTGTTGCATTGCTCTTCATCATATTAGCCTGTAGACTAATAACCCATATATTACCTTTTACATACCCAAGATGAGGTATCTTCTTATCAAGACTAGGACTATCTCCTTTTCCGCCGGGCTTACCTGAATTGAGTTTCAACGGAACACCCAGTATAGGGCATTTTTCTGGTATAAAGATGTCCTCTACATTGATTTTAAATACACCGCCATATTTCTGCACCCTGTTTCTAGCAGCCTTCCATAAAAAATACTCTGGATGACTATCCCTATATTCCCTATGTCTTTTAGAAATCTTATCTTTATTATTTAAGGCATACTTCTTTTGCGCCTTGTGTTTTGCATCTAAGTCAGGTATTGCTGTCATTAAAAACCTTTGGTATACACTTAGAAAGCAATAAGCAATCCATACAACCATTGACCAGCTTTTGCTGCCTACTATTCATTGGAAAGTGTTGATAACAAGGCGGAACAAATTCATAATGAATTCCATCGCCGCCATTTTGACCTATAATGTCAATACGGCTTACATGCCGTGAGGCATCACTCGTCTTGTACTTCTGCATCATCTTCCCCGATTAGAACTTCTGCAACAAGTTTATCGTAGTTCTCTTCAACAAGCTCTGTGAAAGCATCAACAAGCATTTTGCTATCAACCTCAAGCATGTCCAGGATTGTCAACTCGTCAAACTGTGCAGCCAGACGCTCTTTAAGCTCAACAATGGTTATCATAGGGTATCCCCAACATGGTACTCCCGAGCATGTGACCAAAAGTGTTTAGCAGCAGTTTTATAATGGTATTCGCACATTTCAATATCTTCTTGAATTGCTCCAGCTACTTCTAGTACACCTTTAATATATGACCAATGATCGTTTACAAGTTTATCTAAATAGTCCTTTTCAGCTTGCTTTACTTTTGCAGAATATCTATCGCCCGTGCTTTCATATTCATATTCCCATTTTTCATCTGACATAACATCACTCATATTACACCTCAATGCAATTTAACTTCATTATCATTATACTCATA